TCGGCAAGTTCATCATTGGCATCGGCATCAAGGCGTTTGCCATCACCTGCCAAATCACCTGCTTGATTGTGTCGCCACAGTGTACCATCTTTCATGTTGTCAACAGTGTGGATCAACTCTTGCCAACCACCACCACGTTCACCACGTGTCACCTTTGCCCAATGCATAGCCAATGGGCCACCGTTTGCATAGCACCCACCTTCGTTTGCATTGTTGAAAGGGCAAACATCGGGGCATGTATCAGCACTAGTAGTGGTCACGGGTATCTTACCTACCTTGCGGTTGTTTGATTTCATTGTGATGTGAACATTGTAAGACATTGTTTTACTCCGTAAGATTGTCCAACATTGGACGTTTCAATTTGGTAGTTAGTATATGTATACGTTATATATACTTTCACTAAAGTATCAAGTATATATAACTTATACTATACATAATGGTGGCTGTAGGTTTCATCCAAATCCTCAAATGCAGCATCCCATTCATCGGGTGTGATGCCTGTCATAATGAACTCACGTTCATCAGCAGTGAGATTAGGCATAGCATTTTGAATTAAAGCACCGTTAGCCCATGCATCCAATTGTGCAATTGTAACGTCAATGCTCATAGTGTGAGTGTTGCCAGTGAGTTGAGATGTTTTTACGATTCTCATAATTAAACTCCGTTTATATTGTCCAACATTGGACGTTTCGATCATACTGCTTTTAACAGTTCAATTACATCAGCACGTTTGCGACCTGAAAAAGCACAAACTGTGTGTACTGCCAAAGCAGTATTCATATTGTGGGCATTGACTGTTAGCCATTCAATCACCAAATCATCAGACCATTTCTTAAACATATTTAAACTCCGTTTATATTGTCCAACATTGGACGTTAAGTTTCAGTTTAGTATTATACATATGTTATATAACACTTTCACTAAAGTATCAAGTGTTATATAACTATGTAATACTATATAGTCAAGGCCCATAAAAAACCAACAGGGCAACCATCATTACGTATGGCACGACAACCATAAGGGCAACGGGATGCAGCATTGAGCCAAGCACAATGACGCAAATGCTAGTGACCAATGCCGTAGCACATAGCATAGCTATGGCAATGATTAGGTTAATGATACGATCAGCCATCAATTTGCCCCACATATTTTGTTGCTTGCTTTAAAGCATGGGCAAGTATATCGGCATTAAGAAACGACATTACATCCGTGTCCATAGTCCACGCCTCTTCACGTCCTATGATCAACCATAGGCCAACAGGCACAAGTTCCCGTGTGCCATTGCGATCATCTATGAGGGCAATTTCAACCACGCCATTTTCAGAACCTGCCCCAACATTCTGGGCAATAGAGAACTCAAAACCTTTACCAAGGTTTATGTGTATGTGTTGTGGCTTATCCATTATCGACATCCTTCCATCCACTATCGTGGATCAATGTAGGTGCAAGCCTGTGCATCTGTTCAGGCGACCTAGTGTTTGCAATCAAATCGTCCAACATTGGACTTTCCGTTTCCTGCGCAAGAGCATAGAATTGCTTTTCAGCAATATCAAGCATGTGCTGATCTATGCTTGCTTTGGTGTGCGGCAGCAAGTACCGCACACTTGTTTGATCTTTAATGCGTGGCATTATGCTGCTGCCTTTGCATTGTGCTTTTGGCGGTTTTCAAGAACAATCATTAAATCCTCAATGATCTCTTCAAGATCAAGGCCGTTGAAGTGAGCCTGTTTCACAATGGTGTTCACCATTACCTTATGTGAAATCTTTTCTTGTGGCGGTTGTGATTGTCCAACATTGGACGTTTCACCTTCGGTGGTTTCAGTTTGTGTTTCACCTTCGGTGGTTGTTTCCTCACTGCCTTTGGCAGCTTTACGCATTGCAGCTTGTAAAGCTGTGAGGGATGTAAAACCTTTCTTTGAGGTTTCTATGAAAGCTGTTGCTTCAGCTTGGTTTTTAACAAACCAAAGAGCTTCTGATCTACGGCGTTTGTCAATCTTATGTAGATTGTGAACTGCCAAGACTTGTCTTGAGATTCGGCCACCTTCCATCGAAGATGCTTTCTGTAACTTGAGCAACAAGTTGCCAAGTCTAGTATCAAAGCCTTCAGCTTTGGTATCATTCGTGAAAGCTGCTTTAGCAGTGGATTCTTTCTTTTTCCAGATGTTGAACAGGGCTTTGCCCTCTGCTATATCAGCTTGGATTGAAGTACCTTGAGTTTTTGCTGTTGATTTTGAGTTTGCCATTTTGAGCTTCCTTTATCTATATTCTGTTTTTATATGAGAAACGTATATCTCTCACAAGAAGTGAGATATACTTTATCATTAAAAACTAATAGAATATAGTATAAGTTTTGTCCAGAGAAAAGTTGCCTCGTGATCCTCTGCGCCTGTCGTTTCCCGTGTGACTGCAGTAATTACAAGTAATTACGAAGTTCGTGCGGAAAACTCGTGAGGCTGATTTGGGTCGGGGAATGGTTAGTGTTGCAATTATGTCACAGTATAAACTGTGTTAAGTCCAATGTTGGACGATGCTGTTTCATTGGCAGAGCCATACACGGCTTGTGGGATCATGCCATGTGATGATGCATATGACCATCAGAGATGGGGGGTGGTAGTATTTGTGCATCGGCTCTTCAACACACCTTCAGTGTGAAAATATGCCCTGTTTTTTCACCATAAATGGTGGCAACTGATTGTGTAACAGTTGTCGTAGACAAATAAGCTGTTGATAACTAACACATCTTTGATGTGATGGTGAAATGTGGCAGTGATTGTGCTTTCACCACGTGCCATGACGTTGCATAATGCACGCAATTGCGCAGTGAGAGGGGACGGGCAGGGGCCGCACGGGGGGTATACGTTATATATACATGTACTTCTACACAGATCAGTAAAATACACTGTTAACCACTTTACATATATACTGGTTTACACACATTATGTGATCACAAAACTATGTGACATATATGCAACAATGCAACACAAACAAACTAAATGACCTCACTGTACGATTTACTATTGACATGGGGTATATAATGTGTAAAACTATGTATAGTTATTTGGGTAGGGTCACTTAAAGTGATACACGTACAGTGATACACTTACATATACACTTAAACAATCCTTAAATATATTAACTATAAATATATAGTAAGTACACACGTACAGTGACTACACTTACATATAGTAATCCGTAAATGAAATATTGCCGATAGGCGAGAGATATTCGTACATTAATAAAATTAAGTATTGACAATGGCTAAAAAATCAGTAAAACTATACACAGATAATGTTCTTGAGGAATTTTACCGACACGTACTTGATGGTAATCTTGAGGACTTACACATTCCTCATAGTGATGTATTTTATGTAAAGGCTGCAGTGGAGGCCCACTACGGTCGTACATTTACGTTAGAGCACGTAGAGTGGGCTATGCGTATGGAAGGTTGGACAGATGGCAGTACCTGAAAGAGTTAAAAGTAAAATGAAGGAGCTAGGTTTGAGTGGCGTCAACAAACCTAAACGTACTCCTAGTCACAAAACAAAGTCTCACGTAGTTATGGCCTCAGAGGGTGGTAAGTACAAGGTTGTTCGTTTTGGTCAGCAAGGCGTTAAGGGTGCAGGTAAAGCCCCTACATCAGCAAAAGACAAAGCTCGTAAGAAGAGCTACTATGCACGACACAATGCACAGGGTAAGCCAACAACTAAGTTGAGTGCCAAGTATTGGTCACATAAAGTTAAATGGTAAAAGGATAAATCAATGTTAAGAGCATTGCTTAGTGGAATAAAAAAAGCATCAACAAAAACAGATATTAATTCTAGTGCTGCCTCCGCACGTAAAGCAGTTCGTGCTAATCCTAAAATGACAGGAAAAAAAGAACAAGCTGCTATTGATAAGATTAATGCTGCACTAGATGCCAAACTTGCAGAAATTAAAGGTGGTAATGTTAAAAGTAATGCAAAACCTCGTGGTGTCCAAAAACCTGTAGCAGAAGATAGACTAGGCGGTAAAAGTATTTCTGAACCTGCTGCTGGACGTTTAGGACGTAGTGGTGCTTCTGATCAAGCTGATTATGAAGTAGAGCTAGGTAAAGCTGGTAAGGTTACTCGTGGTCGTTTATCTGAGCCACGTATGCAAGAGGCTGCTTCTAAAGGTTCTCG